AGTTTTCCACATCGACAGGCTTTAGAACACCACCATCCCATATCCATTCACGCCCTTCCATGATGCCGTTGACGAATGCGTTGGGGGCAGACGGATCTGCAACCACATCTACAGCAGCCAACATGAAGTCTTCCTGAACAATATTTACCCCGTCCTCTTCCTTCAGGCTTCCCATGCCACGGGAGGACACGCCCAGTTTTACACCCTCGTCAATAAGGTTGCGGACAATCTTGCCGTATGGGGTGTCTAGAATTTTTGCTTTGCCGTATACATCGTTCTTCTCAAGGCGAAGATCCTTGATAAGGTGGGAGACACGCTCAAGGTTCACGGTTGGTCCCTCGGGGTGACCGAGTTCGCCCATTGCACGATTGGTCTTTACATACTCGCTCTGATACCGATTGAGTTCCTTCTCCATGACGGCAATGGGATACACGCGACCGTTCCTGTTCTTGGACTCAGCCTGCATGAACACGCCTTCAATGAAGTAGTGCTTCTTACCGTCTTTTTCTTCGGTGAGAATATTGATGTCTTGAACTGTTTCGGTGATGAGTTTCATCAGTCCTGACCAGCCTTCTTATTGTGGAGTTTCCAAGCGGTGGCATACATGACGCTCTTGCCGCGCTTGCCATACTGCTTCGTAAACGAAGCCTTGGTCTTCTTGGAGCCAGTCATCTTCTCCATGCCGGGAGGAGAGACTTCATCCAACTGCTTTGCGTCTTCCTGCACGGTATTGAACACAGACTGTGCAACCTCAAGACGAGCCTCGTCTAGTGCAAGCGATGCACGGGCGTAGAGCGACTTGAAAACCAATTCCTTGGCTTCAGCAAAACTCTTGTTCAAAACTGCTTTTGCGATATGCTTGGTTGTGTCCATTTGCGCTCTCCTATGAGACTAGATTATTTAGTTCTGGACTTCGTTTGACTGGGTTTCTTCGCTAGATTCTGCCTCTGTTTCAGGTAAGACACCCTTGAACAGATTATTTGAAATACGCTCCTTTTCAGCATCCAATCGCTCTGCCACCTTGGATTTCAGGGAACCGTATACGGCAGTCTTGAATTCGTTGTATGAACCGACCATCAGGTGTTCCACCCTTCTTCATCATCAGGCACTATTTCACCAATGGTAACCTGCGGTCCTTGCTGTGGAGCAGGGCTTGGTGTGGGCATGGCAGGGGCAGGCTCACCCATTGGTGGCTGTCCCGGTGCGCCCATTCCGCCTGCGTCCGGTCCCATCGGGGCTTGCAGGAGTCCTGCGGCTTGCTCTGCGCTGATCTGCTTGTCGATCTGCTCCACATCGTCTTCTGTCTGACGGAGGATCTTCTTGCGAACCCACTCACGGGAATAATACTTGCCCACGAAATCTTCCGCATCTCGTGCGCTTTGCAGACGATCCTTGAGGATTTCGCTCTCCTTGAGTTCGGAGAAGTGGGAGTCTTTTGCAAACTTGAATGCCAACTGCCCCACCATCTCGTCCCAATCGGCTTCCTTGATGATGCCCTTCAGGGTCAACTGCACCCGCATCAGTTCAAGGAACAGTTCGGAGAACTTCATGCGGAGCCGTTCCACAAACTTGAAGAATTTCACCTCGTCGCGTGAAATCTCCGATGCGCGACCAAGATTGAAGCCGCTCTGCTCTTCCAAACGGGACGCAGGCACATTGAGAGACTGAAACAGTTTCTTCTGAAAGTATTTCACATCTTCCATCTCGGACAGGTTCTGCCCTGCTTCGAGGGTCTGAATCTCTGTGCCGCGACCGCCTTCACGACGGGGCATCCAGAAGTCCTCAAGCATGGACAGGTGCTTGCGGGAGTCTGCAACCTCTCCTGTGTTGGGATCGTACATGAGTTTGTTGCGGTAGCGGTTCATTAAGCCACGCACATACTCTTCAGCCTTCTGCTTGGGCAGGTTGCCCACATCCACATAAAACACACGCCGCTCGGGAGCGCGGGTAATGCGATAGATCACCACTGCGTCTTCAATCATGCGGAGTTGGTTCAGTGCCTTGATTGCCTTATGCAGATAGCCAATGATCTTCTTGTGATACCCGTCAAACATACCAGAGTTCACGAAGCAAATGGCATCAGGGCTGATCTTAAGCCCTTCCATCGACAGTGCGGTGGAATTGGGTTCACTCTCGTTGTAGACATAGAACTCTTCCACATTAGTCACAACCTGCACACCGGCGGGGGCTTGATCCTTCAGGGGCTTCTTGTTTATCTTTCGGATCTTGCGAATCTTGATGGGGTCAATTGGTCGCAGTTCCTGAATGCCTTTTTTCTTGTTGCCTTCATCAATAATGATATGGTAATACAGGCGGCTGTCCACATACCACTTTCTGAAAATCTCGTAGCCACGACGAGAGAAATTCAGAAGTTGCAGAACTTCCTCGAACTCTGCTTCAACCTTGTCCTTGATGGTCTTGGGTTGCTTCAGGTTTGTGGTATCAATTTTTACAGTAGTGAAAGTATCGTCGTAGACAATCGCTTCGTTGCAAATGTCTGCAATGGCAGATTCCACTTCAGGGTGGAGTGCCATGTCACGATACTTCTTGATGAGATCAATATCTGACTTGATTGTTCCGTCAAAGTCTACGACTGTGCCAAAATAGCCACCAACCTCTACCGGTACTGCACCGTCATCGTAGTCGGGAGCCACAAAAGAAACGGACTTCCGTGGAGTCTCTTCCCCGGAAGCCCCTTTCTGTTTAACAAGTTCAAAGCCAAATAGTTTGATAGCCATAAATAAAGAATCCTGTCAAGGGTAAAATCAGAAACCTGAACCGATATTGATTCCAGCCTGCTGCAACAGCGACTGAATGTTCTCTGCTCCAAGACCCGTAGCAGGAACAGCAGCGCCAGGAGCAGCCTCCCACCAAGAGTAGTTGATTGTTACTGGGAATTCAGCAATCTGGTCGTTATTCTCGTAGGACAGGTCAATCGCACCAATTTCGCTCGGGAAGCACCCGATGAAGTTGTATGTGCGGAGAGCGTCACCTGTACGGAGCAACTGCGTGACCGACCATGTGGGCATGAACTGCATGAAGTTATTTGCAGAGATGTTTCCGACATGGGAGTTGAAAGTGGCACTCCAGAACTCGAAAGCCGAACGCAGGCTCATGTTTGCGTCCGACATGACAGTGATTGTCCAATCCTGGAAGGTGCGGTCACCGGGCAACTTGATGCGGCGACCACGATACGGAACCTCAATGGTGCCGAGCGAGGAAGCCGGAATCTGTGCAGCCTTGCACAGGAACGAGATTGCGCGGTTGTTGGCATAGCCGGGGATGTTTCCCGTGACCATGAACAGGTTTGTACGAACACCACCACCAGCGAAGGCGTTTACAAATCCTGAAATATTGTTTGTAGGATCTACTGGCATCTTGGATTACTCCTTGGTCTTATTTAGACTTCAAGCCCCGACTTCGCTGAACTGAACGCCCGTCTTTGTAGCAACAAAGTTCAACTGGATGAAGTTGATGCTGCGAGTGGGCTTCACGAAGATGTCTGCAACGAACTCGTTGCGGTCAATGACCTCTCCGGTGTTGTTGGTTTCGTCGCACACCACCTTGAAGTCGGTGATGCCACGGCGCTGCTGAACGGTCTTGAGGAACGGAACCACGAGGTTCTTGAACTGAGCGCGAGTGAACGAATCGTTCTGCTCGAACAGGAAGAACTTTGAAGCCGTGGCAATTGCCTTCTCAAGCACGATGAACAGGCGACGCACATTGATGCGGTCAAAGGCACTCGGACGGGTCTGTGCGGTCTTGTCACCGAACAGGATCACTCCCTCGCCGGGGAACGACACGACAGGGTTGATCTGTCGGGTGTACAGTTCGTCGCGGTGAGCCTCGGACGATGGGTTGTACGCCAACTTCACCACATTCTTGATCTGCCCACGGTTGTAGCCTGCGGGAGAGAACCAAGCCTCGTTGGTGAACTCGGTGCGTGCAACCAGTCCTGCGATGTCTCCGTTAAGCGGAAGCAGACGGACCACATTGTTGTAGGTGTCCAACTGGTACTTCCATCCGCTGTCGATGACTGCGTAAGAAGAGTTGAGGTTGAGGGTGCTGTCACGGAAGATCTTGAGGTTGTTCAAGGCTTCAAACGGCAACTTGTTCTCAACATCGGTCTGTGCAGGCGAAAGGAATGCCATGCAGTCCAGACGCTTCTCGCAGACATTCTGCACAACCAACTGCTCAACGGTTGCGGAAGCAGCACCGAGCGGAAGCAGCGAAACATCCACTGCATCAGCATCGGCAAACTTGCTCCAACCGCTTGCCCACCGCTCTGAATCGTTTGGTGCAGCCGAAGCAGCGCCAGCCATGTGAAGCGAGTTTACATTCTCGGCAAGTGCTGTTGCTCTTGCAAGACCCGTTCCAATTGAATCGGTGGCAGAAGACGAGAAGTTATATGTTGCAGGTCTTGCTGTATTTGTCGCTAGATCGGCGGCTAGTGCCCAGACATAGTTGGACTGATCGTTGATAACCGTGCGGTAGTAGTTGCTGCTGCCGTCAAACTTCTTGGCATCAGTGGCACGGGAAAGCCCTTCAAACTTCTCAAGCAGAGAGTTTGCAGTTCCCGTCCACAGACCGTCCTTGTCCATCACAAGCACATTGATCTGATCTCCCGAACCACCTGCGTCAGCCGCGAAAGGAGTGGTGTAGGAATTAGAACCGATGTATTTTGCGTATACGCTCTTCTGTGTAAATGCTGTTCCAGAAGACTGAGCCTTGCTCAACAGACCATTTATGTTTAGAGTTATTCCTGTTGCTGTTCCGCTGACGAGGAAAACATCACCACTAGTGGCTCCTCTTCCAGAAACTCCACTGATGGTAACAGTTGTTCCATCAGCGAAGATGATGTCATCACCAACCGAGAAAGCAGCAGTTCTTCCAGAAAGAAGATTAACTCGAATGGAAGAAGCACCCAGATCAGCCTGTGCAATAAGAGTCGATCCTGCAAGAGTTCCAGGACCGGTTGTTACTACAACTTTCAGGCTGTTTCCGAGTGCACCAGGATACTTTGATCCAAACACAACACCCGCAACTGAAGCCGTAGAGGTAGAAAGCCCTGCGCTTGCTCCAAACTGTGTTTCGTTGTTGATGACCAGAGTGGCTACTCCAGTCAAACCTTCTTTGGTTACGCTGGCATTCTTTGCAGCAGCGCCGACCACACGAACAACCTGGCAGTTGTTCCCATACGACAGGAAGTTTCCTGCGGTAAAGAAGTCCAGATAGTTGTTGTTGTCGGGCTTACCAAAAATATTGGCAAGTTCGGTCTGCTGGGTAACGGTGACGATTTCGTCAACCGGACCCCAGTGGAAGTATCCTGCAAAACCACCGGGTGTGGTGGCAACGGCAGGGACAACGGTTGTCAGGTCAATTTCCTTGATGCTTACGCCGGGGCTTACTCTAAATGCCATTTTTGGGTTCTCCTTCGTGAAGAAGTCAATTCTTTATGACTGCGCTTCTGAGAGTATGTATTATTTTGAACCATTCACGAAAGGGTCAGAAACTCCACCCCATATCTAGGTTTTCATCCTTTCCGATCTGCCACGCTGTCCCCCGTCCGTCCAGAAAAATAGACTCAGGGGAACCGTCCTCCACGAACCCGAACGGGGTCATTTCCTCTTCCAAATTTTTCATTTGCTCTTCATACAAGTCCTTGCGGATGTCGCTGCCCGTGATCTGTTTGAAGTATGACTGTGTGGTGAGCCATGAGAACAGCACAAGGGTCATTACCAAGTCATCGTTGTGGTTTTCTTCTGCCTCG